CGGCGTTCGGCCGGCTTGGCGGAAAGCTTCACCACAAAATAAGGCTCGCCGGTGTGAGTGTGCGCGGTCATAAGCTGACGCGATGGTTTGAAATGCAAAGCGATAGACTGCCAATCGATTGATGTCCGGCCGGAGCAATGGCTTATCGAGGCGCGGTGTAGGGTTCCGTCGATAGTGCTTAGGCCTGCATCTATCAGTGCATCGCGCAGTTCGTTCTCTTCGTCTTTCAATGCGGAAATCTGCGCCTTGATTGTGGCCATGCGATCGACCACGGCGGCGAGGATAACTTCGGGGTTCGTAGGTGCGTTCATGCTGATTGCTCCAGATTGAAATCGCTAACTGTCCAGTAGTCATAGAGAGCATCTTGGTAGGAATCCCCAAGCCATACCCATACAATGTCGCAGTCGGGATGAGCATTGAGGCATTGCTCCTCGGCGTGGTCGGTGTCGTCGGCATCACATTTGAAACCAAACGGAGGGTCTAGCGGGGAAGAATAGTTAGTCCGATACAAAACAATGTATGTGTGGCGTGGCGATCTAGTTTTCATACTTGCCCCCGTTCTGCCATGGTGCGACCGAACCGGCCGGTTATTACCACGCGTCCCCAGTCGGCGGGATATTGCTGCGCCCATGAGAGCGCATCGGCGTATGAGTGCGCCTTGTGGGTATAAGTGCGGTCTGAGCTAAGCACGCGCACTGTAAAGGGTGCAAAGCGCAGGGCTAATCGGTTAATCAGTTTTTTCATATTGGTTCTCTCTGGTTATGGTGCAAAAGCACACCCAAAGGCCCCGGATCCCGGGGCAATTGGCTAAGCTTTCACTATGGCTTGATGGGCTTCACGCTCTATCGTTCTGGCCCAGTGCCCGTTATCGATTAAGGATATGTTCAGTATTGTGTGCAGCGCCTTTAGTAAGTCTTGGTTTACCTCATGCAAGCGGCGCAGTTCGGCGGCAATGTAAGGCGCGAGGTATATCTTCGAGTTAACCGGGTCGTCGAGTAGTGCAGCCAGTCGTAAGGCTTCGGGTTGTGTGCTCATGGTGCTATCCAAGGAAAAGCCCCCGAAGGGGCGGACGGGTTAGGTGCGATCACTGAGGAAGCGATAGAGCTGCGCGGCCGTGGTCAAGCGGACGGGTTGAGTCTCAGTCCAGCGGCGATTACCAGACATACAAAGCACCGGGTCGGCTACTACAACAAAGCCGGCTGAGTGCTCTAGTACTTCAAAGCCAGCGCGGGCCAGGCTTGCTACGTGGGTGGTAGTGATTTGGTTCATGTCGTTTGCTCCGGGTTATGTAAAGGTTTGGCACTGCAAGGCAAGTATCGGTGACAACACGTCAGCTGTCAATAGCCAATTGTCAGCTAGAACCTACCATTGGTCGGCGATAAGCGGCCTTTCGGACAAACGGTTGACTGCGGCAGATAAACGGTCATAATGCGTTCTTATTTCGTTCTCACGGGGAAGGCATGGCAAGCGCAAGGTCGGCACTGCCAGATAGGGCATTAAAGGCATTACAGAAAGGCATACCAGCGGATAAGGTGCTTACACCGGGTTTGAACCTTACTCCCCAGGAAAAACAATTCGTCCAGGCAATAGCAGAGGGAGCGAGTAAAAGGGATGCTTACATCGAAGCATATGAGCCACAAGGGAGCTCGCGTAGCACTACAACGGCAGCTTGGCGTGTGGCAGAGCGTAAAGACGTGAAGCAAGCGATCGCGGTGCAAGAGGGGATCCAGAGATTGAGGTATTCGCAGAATCCCCTTCAGATAAGGGAATTCGTCGTTGATAGCCTCCAACACGAGGCGCGAACCGCCCAGAAACCCGGCGACCGATTGCGTGCGCTCGAATTGCTTGGCAAGCTGGCGGACGTTGCAGCATTCGAGACTCGCTCGGTCGTCACGCACGAACGCGGCAGCGATACCACGGCACGACTGCGCGAAAAGCTCGCCAGGCTCGGGGCGATCGAGGTCGAGGTGCGCCACGTGGCGCAGGGGGGAGGAGAGGCCCCCACCCCACCCCCACCCCCACAAACAGGCCGGGCATCTGGTGGGCCGACTAGGCCCAATAATCCCCACGTATCATCCAATAATTTTTCAGATCCCCACATACCATCCGATAATTCTTCCGATCCGCAAGAGGGGTACCCCCATGAAGATGGAGAAACAGTGCCACGTGGCACTGTTTTTGAAGAAGACCCCCCCATAGAAGAAAGTTTGGGTTCCCATAGTGGGAGGGATAGGAAAAAGGAGAGGCCGATATGGGAGGATCCGAAGCGGTGGTATGCGGAGACGATGGGGGAGGTGCCGAAGATAGAGTGGCAGCCGAGGGAGGAGGCTAGGGATGAGGTGCAGAAGAGGTTGAGGGATGACGAAGGCGGAGGCTAAGGTATTGTTGGCGGTGAAGACTTGGTGGGAGTTGTATCACTTTGGTCCGTCGTATGACGATATACGGTTTGTGTTGTTACAGGATAGTAAGAGTAATGTGCATAGGCTTGTTAAGAGTTTGTGTAAGCAGGGGTATTTGAAGCGAACGCCTGGGAAGAGTAGGAGTGTTAGGGTTGTGAGGAAGAAGGATGGATCTTAGGCAGTTAGCTAAGGCGGCCGCTGGGAAGCTTCATCTTCTTACTGAGGATGAGAAGCGGTTATTGCTTAAGGAGATAGAGGAGTTAGAGGCTGAGGATGCTAAGGCGCATGCTCAGGGGGATTTCATGGGGTTTGTGAAGCGCATGTGGCCGGGGTTTATACCGGGCAGGCACCATGAGGTGGTGGCTAGGGCGTTTGAGGATGTGGTGAATGGGAAGAATAAGCGGTTGATTATTAATATGGCGCCGCGGCATACGAAGTCTGAGTTTGCGAGTTACTTGTTGCCGGCTTGGTTTCTTGGGAAGAATCCACAGAAGAAGGTGATACAGACGTCGCATACGGCTGAGTTGGCGGTGGGTTTTGGCCGGAAGGTTAGGAACTTAATTGATTCAGAGGAATACCACGCCGTCTTTGATGATGTGAAGTTGAAGGCGGATAACAAGAGTGCTGGTCGGTGGGCGACGAATAAGGGTGGGGAATATTTTTCGATTGGGGTTGGTGGATCGGTAACGGGTAAGGGTGCTGACTTATTGATTATTGATGATCCGCATTCGGAGCAAGAGGCGAAGTTAGCTGCGCATAAGCCTGATATTTTTGATTCGGTATATGAGTGGTATACGTCAGGGCCGAGGCAGCGATTGCAGCCAGGTGGCGCGATTATTATTGTGATGTGCATGACTGGGGACACCCCAGTTCTTATGGCAGACGGAACAGAAAAGCCGCTAGGAGCAATAAGAAAAAATGATCTTGTAGCTACCTTTGATAAAGGATTGTTAACCACAAGCAAAGTAAACAACTGGCAGTCAAGTGGTGTTGATGCCATATACAAAATACAAACACGATCTGGTAAAATACTCCGTGCAAACAAGAAGCATCCGTTTCTTGTTATGAATGAAGGAGTATTGGAATGGACCAGATTGGAGCAACTGAGGATCGGGGATTTACTTGTATCGTTGAAGGGTGCGGAAGGCCGGCTAGGTCAAAAACAAAACCCGGCATGTGCGGGCCATGTCAATCAAAAGAAAGCTACCACCGAAGAAACCCTGATGCACCACGCAGAGAGCTTGGGTATCACGGAAAATGGAAAGGTAAAACGTGTTCTGAAGAAGGTTGCGAGAAGCCTGTTCACTGCGATGGGGTATGCCACGACCACTACGCCAAAAAATACTGGGCTTCAGGTAGGGGTCGGAGAAACGCAGAGTCAAGCAGGGCGGCAAGGATTAAATCTAGATACGGAATTACTGTCGCTCAATACGATGCAATGGTTGCAGAGCGCAATAACAAATGTGATGTTTGCGGTGAGCCCCCATCAACAAAAAATACACGCGCCCATTGGAATGGGAAATTGTGCATTGACCACTGCCACGATACTGGAAAGGTTCGAGGGCTCTTGTGTAACGACTGCAACCTTGCAGTCGGGTATGGAAAAACACCAAGCATACTTGAAAGAGCTGCATCGTATCTCAGATTTCACAGTGGACCCAATCATATCGATTGATTACGATGGACAGGAGGAAGTTTTTGACGTTGAAATTGATCGCACAGAAAATTTCATAGCAAACGGTGTAGTTAGTCACAACACCAGATGGGCGTTGAGAGACCTTACTGGGCAGGTGATTAAAGCGAGTCAGACGAGGGGTGGTGATGAGTGGGAGGTGATTGAGTTGCCTGCCATCATGCCTTCGGGTAAGCCGGTGTGGCCAGAGTTTTGGAAGTTAGAAGAGCTGATGGCTTTGAAGGAGGAGCTTCCGGTAAGTAAGTGGAATGCTCAGTATCAGCAGCAGCCGACGGCAGAAGAGGGTGCGATTGTTAAGAGGGAGTGGTGGCGCCGGTGGGATGGAGATAGGCCGCCACGGGTGGATTTTATTATTCAGAGTTGGGATACGGCTTTTTTAAAGAGTAATCGGGCGGACTTTTCGGCTTGTACGACATGGGGTGTGTGGACGACCGAAGAGGGTGATACCAATATTATTTTGCTAGATGCATTTAAGGATCGGTATGAATTCCCAGAGCTTAAGCAGAAGGCTTATGAAACCTACAAAGAGTGGGAGCCAGATGTATTTCTGGTTGAAGCAAAGGCAGCAGGAAGCCCGCTTATCTTTGAGCTTAGGCGGATGGGTATACCGGTCAGTGAGTACAGCCCCACGAAAGGTAACGACAAGGTAGTGCGTTTGAATGCGGTGTCGGATTTATTTGCCTCGGGGCGGATATGGGTTCCGGAGAGGAAATTTGCGGACGAGTTGATTGAGGAGGTTGCTGCGTTTCCTGCGGGGGAGCATGATGACCTTGTGGATTCGATGACGCAGGCTTTATTGAGATTTAGGACTGGAGGGTTCTTGAGCCTACAATCCGACGATGAAGATAAAGAACCTGTTTATCAACGTAAAGCTGCTTATTACTAGGAGCCATTATGGCAATGTCACCAGCATTATATAAGGCGCCCTTGGGTTTGGATGCAATTGAAGAACCCATGGATATTGAAATCGAAATAGAAGATCCTGAGTCTGTCGGTATTACGGTGGATGGCTTAGAGATTACGTTAGAGCCAGAGCGAGATACGCCGGAGGATCATGACGCAAACCTTGCTGAGTATATTGATGACCGAGAGCTGGCGACAATTGCTAGTGATTTGCTAGAAGATTTTGAGAATGACCAGTCATCGAGGAAGGAGTGGGTCGATACCTACGTTGATGGGTTGAAGTTACTGGGTATGAAGTATGAGGATCGGACGGAGCCATGGCCTGGGGCGTGTGGTGTGTTCTATCCGTTGCTGTCAGAGGCGGCCGTACGGTTTCAAGCGGAATCGATCATGGAGACGTTTCCTGCTTCGGGGCCGGTGAAGACTCAGATTGTTGGGCGTTTGACCAAGGAAAAGGAAGAGTCGGCCCAGCGTGTGATGGAGGATATGAATTGGCGTTTGACAGAGCAAATGCCAGAGTATCGGCCAGAGCACGAGAAGATGTTGTGGTCACTTTCCCTTGCTGGATCAGCATTTAAGAAGGTTTATTACGATCCTGCTTTAGGTCGGCAGGTGTCGATGTTTGTCCCGGCCGAGGATATTGTGGTGCCATATGGCGCGAGTGATCTTAGATCATCGCCACGTATCACACAGATTATGAGAAAGACCAAAAATGAGGTCAGAAAGTTGCAGCACGCAGGGTTATGGCGTGATGTAGACCTTGGGGAGCCATCGACGGTCCTTGATGATATTGAAAAACGCAAGGCAGAGGAGCAGGGATTGTCCGCGACCATGGACGATCGCTACCGAATTCTTGAAATGTGCGTGGATTTGGACCTGCCAGGCTTTGAAGATAGCGATAAAGATGGTCCAACAGGTATAGCATTGCCTTACATTGTGACCATTGATAAGAGTACCAGTGAGATTTTGGCCATTAGAAGGAACTGGTACGAGGAAGATCCGCTGAAATTGAAGCGGATGCACTACACACACTACACCTATATCCCTGGTTTCGGGTTCTATGGGTTTGGTTTGATCCATTTGGTCGGTGGTTTTGCTAAATCTGGCACCTCTTTGATCCGCCAATTGGTGGATGCGGGTACGTTATCGAACCTGCCTGGTGGTTTGAAGTCCCGCGGGCTTCGAGTTAAGGGTGACGACACCCCCATTGCACCCGGAGAGTTCCGCGATGTAGACGTTCCATCAGGATCGATCAGGGACAACATCCTTCCGCTGCCTTATAAAGAGCCAAGCCAGGTTTTATATAGCCTTTTAGGTACGATTGTTGAGGAAGGAAGACGTTTTGCCGCGACGGCAGACATGCAAATCAGCGATTTATCCGCAAATACCCCAGTTGGTACGACGTTAGCGGTATTAGAACGCACATTAAAGGTTATGTCAGCGGTACAGGCGCGTTTGCATTATTCAATGCGCCAGGAGTTTAAATTATTAGCGTCGATTATTAGAGATTATCTACCGACTGACTACAATTATGACGTTGATTCTCCATTAGGACGTGCAGCTAAACAAGCCGATTATGATACGGTGGAAGTAATACCTGTATCTGATCCAAATGCTACAACGTTAGCCCAAAGAGTTACACAGTATCAAGCAGTATTGCAATTAGCTGCGCAATCTCCACAAATATATGATATGCCTGAGCTACATAAACGTATGCTTGGTGTATTAGGTATTAAAGATATTGAAAAGTTAATACCAGTTGCAAAAGAACAGGACCCAAGAGATCCAATTTCAGAGAATATGGATATATTGGTTATGAAACCTGTTAAAGCATTTATATATCAGGACCACGAAGCGCATATTGCTGTGCATCAAGCTGCATTAAACGACCCATTATTAAGGCAGCAAATGCAACAAAACCCCATGGCGGGTCAAATGATGGCCGCTGCTCAGGCTCATATTAATGAGCACCTAGCATTCTTATATCGTCGCAAGATAGAAGAGCAATTAGGCGCACCATTACCTGCGCCAAATACATCACTGCCAGAGGATTTTGAGGTCCAATTGTCACGATTGGCAGCCCAAGCGGCGCAGCAATTGTTACAACAAAACACACAGATGGCACAGCAACAGCAGAATGCACAAGCTCAGCAAGACCCGGTTGTGCAGATGCAGCAAGCTGAATTGCAACTAAAACAGCAAAGAGAGCAGCGTGAGGCGGCGATGGATGCTGCTGAATTGCAATTAAAGCAGCAGGCGCAGCAGCAAAAGGTCATGCTTGAGCAGGAGCGTATTAAATCCAACGAGCGAATTAACAACCAAAACAACCAAGTCAAAATGATTGACAAGGCTGCGGAAATACAAAGAGGTAGAGATGGAATTCCACGAAGCACTGGATCTGGAAATAAATAAACAGATTAGGTATGCGGAAGAACAATTGGCTCAAGGGAGTATGAAAACCTTTGAGGATTACAAGTTCGTTTGCGGTCAGATTCAAGGTCTCTTGATCGCTAAACGTATTAACCAAGACCTTGCAAACCGTATGAAGGAATACGATGACTGATATGTCAGAAGCAGTAACTGCTGAAGAGCAGGCAACGCAACTTCCGAATCCAACTGGATACAGGATGCTCTGCGCATTACCAGAGGTAGAAGATAAATTTACCAATGGTTTATTTAAACCGGACTCATTAGCGAAGTTGGAAGAGTTCAGCACCGTTGTTTTATTTGTTATTAAACAAGGACCGGATTGCTACAAGGACACAGCAAAATTTCCGACGGGTCCATGGTGCAAGGAAGGTGACTTTGTATTAGTACGTGCTTATTCAGGCACGCGTTTCAAAATCCACGGACGAGAGTTCCGCTTAATCAACGATGACACGGTAGAAGGTGTTGTTGAAGATCCACGCGGTTATAGCCGCGCATAAAGGGGTAGTTATGGCAGCAGAGAATGACAATATTGAAGTAGAAGTGGAAGGCGACAATGTCGAAGTAGAGATTGAGAATGACACGCCGGTCGCTGACCAAGGTATTAACAAGTTAAACAAGGATCCGACCGACATCCCTGAAGACGAGATCAGCCAGTATTCGGAGGGTGTCAAGAAGAGGATCATGCAGCTCACGCACTCCAGGCATGACGAGCGCAGGGCTAAAGAGGAGGCGATTAGGGAGCGAGAGGCTGCTATTGCTTATGCAAAGCAAATTGCAGATGAGAACAACAAACTCAAAGAGAAGCTAAATACAGGAGAGACAACCTTAATCAAGACGATGCAGGTTGCTTCTGAAAAAGAGTTAGATGAGGCGAAGCGAAAGTATAAAGAAGCGCTTTATACGGGCGACGCAGACAAGATTGCAACGGCACAAGAGGAGTTTAGTAAGGCCGTTATTAAGTCTGAGAAAGTCAAGCAGTTCAAGCCGGTTCAGCAAGAGCAGTTGCAACCCGTTGATAATCAGGCATATAATCAACCGCAGCAGTACATCGATACCAAAGCAGAGCGCTGGAAAAACGAAAACCCATGGTTTGGACAGTCTGGTGCTCCTGGGGTAGATGATGAGATGACATATTTTGCGATGGGCCTGCATAAGAAATTAACGCGGGATCATGGCGATCAATATGCAGCGACTGAAGAGTATTACGAGAGGATTAACTCTCGCATGAGGGAAAAATTCCCAGAGTATTTTGGCAAACAGGCCGGCCAAGATACTTACAGAAGGTCTGCATCGGTGGTTGCCCCGGCATCACGTAGCTCGCCACCTAAAAAACTGAAGCTTACGCAGTCTGAGGCCAACACGGCTAAACGCCTTGGTGTGCCAATTCAGGAATACGCCAAACAACTGGCAAAACTACGGATGGAAGGAAAGTTATGAGCCGCGAATCCCGTGAAGTACAGAACCGTGAAAACACGGAGCGTCCTAGACAGTGGAAGCCGCCTAGCTCATTACCCGACCCTCTGCCGCGTGATGGCTGGAAACATCGTTGGGTACGTACGTCAGTATTAGGACAGACGGATGCAAGGAATGTGGCCACCCGCCATCAGGATGGTTTTGAACCATGCAAGTGGGAAGACTATCCAGAAGTAGCCCGAGCTTTGCTCGCAACCGGGCCTCAAACCGGAAATATTGAGATTGGTGGTTTGATGCTGTGCCGTGCTCCTATTGAAATGGTTGATCAGCGTAATGGTTTTTACCAGAAGCAGGCCAACGATTGGATGGCGAGTGTGGACAGTAATTTCATGCGCGAAAACGACCCACGTATGCCGCTGTTTAATGACAGACGTACTGAGGTCCGATTCGGTAAGAGATAACTTAATCTTGGAGTAATCAAATGGCTTACCCGACTATCGACAAGCCCTATGGGCTAAAGCCGATCAATTTGATCGGTGGTCAGGTCTTTGCCGGTGCTACTCGTCAACGTCGTATCGCATCCGGTGCTGCAAGCATTGGGTATGGTGATCCCGTCATTTTTGCAGCAGACGGAACCATCGAAGTATCGACATCGACGACCACAGCTCCTGCAACAGGCTTTGCTGGCGTCTTTCTAGGATGTCAGTTTGTTTCGTCTGTTACTGGCCAACCAACATGGTCGCAGGCATGGATTAGCGGCACTTCGGTAAAGGCAAATACCTTTATCTACGCTTATGTATGCGAAGACCCTGATCAGTTGTTCCAGGTTGCTGTTGTTACCGGAACCACGGTTGTTTCAACAACTTCTGGTTTGGAATACACCAACATCAACAACAACGTCGCATTGGTGGCAAACACCCTCAATACGACGACAAACGATTCTCAGCAAGGCATTCTGTTGAGTTCCGCCAACGTAACGGCAACCTTGCCTTTGCGTATTGTTGATTTGGTACCTGATACAGCATTTACTTACAGTGGCACGGTGTATTTCCCGGAAGCCATTGTCAAGTTCAATGCGCCTAATGTATCTGGCCAAACAGTTCTCGGCGGGCACGCTTACTACAACCCGACCGGACTATAAGGGGAAATTAAATGGCTATTTCACGCGCACAACTACTGAAAGAGCTGCTCCCCGGCCTGAACGCCCTGTTCGGTTTGGAGTATGCTCGCTACGGCGAAGAGCACAAAGAGATCTACGAAACGGAGACCTCCGAGCGCTCATTTGAAGAGGAAACCAAGCTGTCTGGATTCTCGGCTGCACCAGTCAAGAACGAAGGCTCTGCAATTGCTTATGACAATGCGCAGGAAGCTTGGACTGCTCGCTACACGCACGAGACCATCGCTATGGGCTTTTCGATTACCGAAGAGGCAATCGAAGACAACCTGTACGATTCGCTCAGCTCTCGCTATACCAAGGCGCTTGCTCGCGCCATGAGCTATACGAAGCAAGTGAAAGCGGCGGCAGTATTGAACAACGGATGGGCATCTACTGTCACTTACGGTGACGGCCAGCCTTTGTTCTCCACTTCTCACCCACTGGTGTCTGGTGGCGTTAACAGCAACACGCCTTCTACCCAAGCTGACTTGAATGAAACTTCGTTGGAAAACGCAGTGATTCAAATCGCAGCATGGACGGATGAACGTGGCCTGTTGGTTGCAGCTAAACCACGTAAGCTGATCGTTCCTTCTAACCTTCAGTTCGTTGCAACCCGTCTGTTGGAAACCGAACTCCGTGTCGGCACCAACAACAACGATATCAACGCGCTGAAGAATAACGGTTCGATCCCCGAGGGCTATACGATCAACCACTGGTTGACCGATACCAACGGCTGGTTCCTCACCACTGACGTTCCAAACGGGCTTAAGCACTTTGTGCGTACGCCTATGCAGACTGGAATGGACGGTGACTTTGACACGGGGAACGTGCGTTACAAGGCAAGGGAGCGTTACTCGTTTGGAGTCTCGGATCCGTTAGGTATCTTCGGCTCCCAAGGCGCCTAATACCAATCAAATCAAGCACTTAGTTTGGTTTGGAAGCCACCTTCGGGTGGCTTTTTCTTTGCTTGTTGACATTGTTAGTTCCTTGCGGTACATTACGGTTATGGCTTTGTAACGGAGGAAACATGGAGCAAGTCATTTATAAAATCATCAACGTGGTTAACAACAAGTTTTATGTAGGTAGCACGACAAACAAGAAGGTGCGCTTCAGGCAACACCGTAAGTTGCTTCGAGGTAACAGGCACCATTGCAAGCACCTGCAAGCATCGTGGAACAAATACGGCGAAGATAAATTTGAGTTTGTAGTTGTTGAAGAGGTTGCTCAAGACATAGAGCTTTGGAGAGTCGAAGATAATTGGTTGCAACAACATGTAGGTAAAGAGCATTGCTATAACAGTGGATACGCGGCAGTTGCGCCTTGGCGCGGGGTAATTGGACCAGAGCATCCTAAATTTGGCGTTCCTGTCACGCCTATGCAAAAGGAACAAATATCTAAAACCCTACGAGAGTTTTACGCTGCTGATTACTTTAACCACCCGCGTGTTGGAAAAAAACACACCGAAAAAACCAAGTTAAAGATTAAACAAAACAGGGTTCCCACCGCCGAGAAAAACCACTACCGGTACGGTAAAACGCTATCAGACGAGACAAAAGCAAAGATTGGTGCGGCGCAGCGGGGCAAGCCAAAAGCAGAAGGGCGCAAGGTTTCAGAAGAAGGGCTCTTAAAGATTCGTGAAAATATTGAATCAGGGCGTAGCCATAAGCACTGGCTAGGACGTAAACATACCGAAGAGGCAAAAGAAAAGATGAGCAAAACTGTATTTGTTATGCCTGATGGCATTTTATTCCCAAGCCTCACTGCGGTGCTGAGCCATTACGGAATGAAAATGCCGACCCTTCGTAGGGCTTTGGTATCTGGAAAACATTTAACAAAAGGGCGTTTAGCTGGGTATAGTTTTAGATACGGCGGGATTGATTCAAAGCCCACTGAAAACGATCTTGCATTAATTCACGCAAAGCTAATTGACTCCCACCCCAATAACTGATACAAACCAGTTACTAGGATTTAACTCATACCGACTGGCCTAGCAGACTTAGTAGAGACGGTATGAGGATGCGCTACTACGCGGAGTTATCATGGCTATTTCTACCTTTGACGGTCCAGTACGTTCGCTGGGCGGTATCTTTCAACAAGGCCCATCAACCATTGTTGAAATCACTTCAAGCACCACGCTAAATCCAGTTGCCCATGCTGGCCGGATTATTTCTGTTGGCGGCACGCTTGCTGCTAACGTGGTTCTCACACTTCCCGCAATCAATACATCTGCGAATGCTTCGTCCTCTGGACCTGGCAATGACCCTAATACAGCTAACAACGAAGGTGTTGTTTATACGATCTGGGTTCCCACGACGATTGCTACTTCGTCACTTAAGATCGGCACTAACGGCACTGACAAGTTTGTCGGTACGATCCTTGGTGTTGATACCGATTCTTCCAATGCGCTTGTGGCCTATACGGCTGGCGCGACCAATGACTTCATTAACTTAAATGGCACGACCACCGGTGGTGTTGCGGGCTCTTGGGTCCAGATCGTTGCTATTGCTGCGAATAAGTACATGGTCAACGGTATTGCACTTGGCTCTGGTACGGTTGCTACACCATTTGCTGACTCCTAATAGGAGTGCGTCATGCAAACAGATGTAAGAGGTATATCGTTAGCTGCGTCAGGCGCGGTTAGCGCAACGCCAACGCGTGTCCGAGGATTGGTTGTGGAACCTGGTGCATCTGCTGGCAGCGTCATTATTAAGGACGGCGGCTCTAGCGGCACGACGCTGTTCACGATAAATACGATCGCTGGCGGAGAGACATTTAATATTGTCGTGCCTGGTCAGGGTGTATGGTGCAGAACAAGCGCTTATGCCACGCTATCCAACGCCAAAGTAACGGTGTTTTATGGCTAAGTCGCCTGCATGGCAGCGCAAGGAAGGAAAAAACCCGTCCGGTGGTTTGAACGCCAAAGGGCGGGCTTCATACAACGCAGCCAATCCTGACAAACCGGGTCTTAAGGCTCCCCAGCCAGAGGGTGGGTCACGTAAGAAATCATTCTGCGCCAGAATGGAAGGAATGAAAAAGAAGCTTACGTCGGCCAAGACAGCCAAAGACCCAAACAGCCGTATCAACAAAAGTTTACGCGCATGGAAGTGCTAAATGGATACCGGTGCTCTGATTTGGAATCTAATCACATCGTTCTTTGTGGGTCTAGTGATGTTCATGCTTAAGCAAGCATCCGATGAGCAGAAGCGCATCCAGATTCTATTGAACAGAACTCGGGAGGAAATTGCCCGTGATCACATCACTCGCGCAGAAGTTCGTGCAGACATGGAAAAGATTATTGAACGCTTTGACTCAGGCTTTGCAAGGCTTGAGGCAAAAATTGATGCCCTCGCTGAAAGGAAATGATGATGTTAAATGATCCCCGTAAAGGCCGTGGGCGCCATGGCGACACGAACTACAACCCTAACTATGATCTTGTACCCACCCAGAAAGAGAAGGGTGCAATGCAGCAAGAGCTAGAGGATGAGAAGCTAAGGAAGATGGACAAGCGCCCTAACCTTGGTAAGATGTTTAAAGCCGGTGGCTACGTTAAAGTTGCTGACGGTTGCGCCAAGCGTGGCAAGACCAAAGGCACCATGGTTCGCATGAAATAAAAAACAGTGCCACGTGGCACTGTTTCTGGGAGTTAGCTATGAAGCGCAAAGTACGTAAGTACGTCGAGGGCGGATACGGCGATGTAAGCTCAGAGGATTACGGGATGGGTTCCCGTGAGGAAATGATTGAGCGCAACATCGAAGAGAATGAGCGACGGCGCCAGGTGGCGGAGTCACCCAAGCCGCCAACTTCTGTTGCAGAGTTTGAAGAACCTGGCACCGCTGGATTTTCAAGGACGGCTCTTAAATCAGCCGCAAAGCCAGCCGTTAAACCCTCTCCTAAACCTGCAACACAGCCCTCTGGTCAGACTGCAAAACCCATGGGTCGTACGGCGATGGGCAAGACTGCTGAGCAAGAGATGGCTGCTATTGAAGCTGGTAAGAAAGCTGCCGGCAAAGCAGATCTTGAGCGCAGAATGGCGTATGACAAACCGCTAGAAAGAGTAACGCCAGAATCAAATCTTATTGGCGGCATACCTCTTAGGGGTGCAAAAGCCTTGGCAACAGGCGCTAAAGAATTTGCGAGTTACGCCAAGCAAAAAATGGGCAAAGGCGCAGCAACAGGCGCAACAAAACAATTGGGGCAGTCTGGCAGCAAAGCAGAGAACCTTACGAAAGACATGGGTCCAGTGCAGTATGCAGGTAAGCGCAGTATGCTTCAAAATCAAAGGGGTGAAGGCGTCATCACACCTCCGGCGGCACCATTTGCTGAACGCAATAAACGCATGTTGTTGCAGAATCAAAGAGGTGAAGGGGTTATTACTCCTCCAGCAAAGCCTTTCCCAGAACGCAATAAAAGACGGTTGTTATCTAAAGATAGCCGCGGCGAAGATGTGATTGAAAGCCGCAAATCCGGTGGTAAAGTTGGATCCGCCTCTAGGCGGGCCGATGGGATTGCGACACGTGGTAAGACACGCGGGCGGTACATATGAAAGACAAAGTTGGTACGGTGATGCGTGAGTTCAAAGAGGGTAAACTTAAATCCTCTTCAGGCCAGAAAGTTACTAACCCCAAGCAAGCAATTGCGATTGGACTATCGGAGCAAAGAGCTATGAAAGGTTACAAAGCGGGCGGTGAGCCTAAAGCCATGGTTAAGAAAGAGCTTGCTTTTATGAAAGCTAAAGGCGCTCCCAAGTCCATGATCAAGCATGA